TGACCGCATGATCTATAAAACCATGACAGGCAGCGCGAAGGCCGTCGACGAGGCTGAGGGGATCGTCGAGGCGTACACGAACACGATGGGCGTGGTTGATGCCGACGGCGACATCGTGGAGCCGACCGCGTTCAACTCCTCCATCGCGGACAATCTCCCTATTCCCGTCCTGTCCGGTCACGACCAGGGCAAGCTGGTCGGCAAGGTGATATTCGCCCAGCCCCGGCATATTACCGGGGACGAATACCGGCTGTTCACCCGGATGCAAATGAATATGGAGACCGAGGCGGGCCGGGACGCCTTCAGTAACGTCGCCGGTGACTTCGTCCGCGAGTGGTCAATTGGGTTCAACATCCCGAAGGAGTCCGATGTCGAGCAGGAGGGCCGGGATGTCTCGACCGTAATCCGGCGCATAGCCAACCTGGACTGGGTCGAGGTCTCGTCGGTGATACGCGGGTCGTCACCGTCAACGGTGACCGTGGCGGCGAAGGCGTCGCCAGCAACGCACGCGAAGGGCGCGATCCCGTCGCACCTGACCGCCTGGGTCGAGGACGCCTGGGACGGCGGCCTGATGCGGGGCCGGATCAAGGGCGGGGCGGCAGCCCTCCGGGCGGCGCACGCCTGGGTCGACCCTGACGGCGACCCGGAACTGAAGTCGTCGTATAAATACCTCCACCATCAAGTCGGGCGCAACGGGCGCGGCGGGCCTGCGAACATCCGGGCTGTTACGACCGCCCTGGCGAACCTCAACGCCCGGAAGGCAGGGATACCGGAGAACGACCGGCGCGGGGTATACAACCACCTGGCCCGACACCTCCGAGAGGCGGGGCGCAAGCCGTCCGAGCTACGGTCTGCCGGTCCTCCCGATAGCTCCAAGCCGTACCCAAACTTCCACGCCTGCCGGATGCGGGAGCCGGACGAGTTCGACCGGTTCCGTACCGCAGACGAGACCATCGACGACAAGCCAGTCGTGGTGCTGTATGGCCGGGAGGTGGATACCGAGGAATGGGACATCGCAGCCTACCATCTGCCGGTCGATGACTGGACCGAGGACGAAGCCCGTGCGTTCTGCGAGGAACACGACGGTATTAAATTTGAGCCAGCAACAGGCGAGGACGACGACGCGACCGGTGACAATGACGCACCGGATGACGATGGCGCAACGGACGACGCCGCCTCCGACACGGCCCTGGCGGCCGCCTTGGACACGGCAGAACGCACGTTACGCCTTCAGCGTACAAAGCTCGCCCTGCATGGAATACACCACAAGGAGTAGATGAATTGAACACGCAAGAGATGCGCCGGGAGGCTAACGCCATCCTGGGTCAGGCGGAAGCGTCCCTTAAGAGCGGTGAAGTCGAGCAGTTTGAGCGAATGATCGCGGACGCCCAGGCCAAGATGTCAGAGGCCGACAAGATCGACGTGGCAGCGTCCCAGCTGAAGGTTCTGAAGGGCGAGTTCAACCGCCCGACTAACAGCGTGCCGATTGCCGACAAGGATGTGGCGGCATACGACCCGGACGACACGGGTGCGCTCAACAAAGCGTCCTATAAGCCGTCCGCATGGGTTAAGGGGCTCCCGGCGATGTCGCAGCCGCTCTGGGTGCAAGAGCAGATGGGGCATACCCAGAAAGAGGAGGCCCGGTTCCAGACCGACACGTTCGTAAAGTGGCTCCGCAGCCCCTCCGACGACGTGTTCTGGAAGACCGCCAGCGCAGACGAAGTTAAGGCAATGCAAGAAGAGACGGATGCCGAGGGCGGGTTCTTTGTCCCAGAACAGTTCATTTCGCAGACGATCCATGACCCAGGGGTACCGGGTTCGCAGCTTCGGCCGCTCTGCACGGTGATTCGGGTGTCGTCCAAGGACGGTTACGTTCCCACGATGGGGTCGGCCACCTGGGCAGCGATAGCCGAGGAAGCCGCGTTCAGTGACCAGACGCCCACGGTCGGGCAGGTCGCGTTCAGCCTTGAGAAGTCTGGTGGTCTGATAAAGACTACCCGCGAGTTGCTGGAGGACTCCGCGGTGAACCTCCCGGCGTTGCTGACCCAGATATTCCAGGAATCGGCAGGGCGGTTTGAGGATGTCGGCATCATCAGCGGCAACAATACCACGCAGTACGCGGGGATCATGTCAGATTCCGACGTGGCTTTCTACACAATGGCCGGGTCGACCTCAGTCGTGGTTGCTGACCTCATCGGCACGTTCTACGCCCTGGAAGCCCAGCATCGGGCGAACAGCACCTGGGTCATGAAGTCGGCGATTAACTCGCTGATAAACCAGATTCAGGTCACCGGAAACGGCGTGACTGGAGTGGAAAACATAACTGCCGCTCCGTCAGCGTTCATCCTGGGTCGGCCAGTGGTGGATACCGACGTCACCAGCGGTCTCGGCGGCAGCATCACCAGCACCGAGAAGATCGCGATCTTTGGGGACTTCCGGCAGTATTACATATTCGACCGGGTCGGCTTCACAATCCGGCGGAACGATTCCCTCTACATGGGGAACGATCAGGTTGGTTTCTTTGCCTCAAGGAGGGGCGACGGTCAGGTCGGACTCGCGGCGGCGTTCAAGATTCCCAGAGCCGCATAGCGGAGCGGTAACGGGTGGGGCGCGGGGCTTCGGCCCCGCGCCCTGGTCGGGAGGAGATTATGCCAAAGGCGACGAGCCTAGTGAACGTGACCTTCGGCGCGACCGGGGAAGTTTACGAGTTGGGCGAGACCTACAACGTCCCTGCCGCTATCCTCAAGCGATACCCTGGCTATTTCAAGCGGGCGGCCAAGCCCAGGAATAAACAGGCCGAGACCCCGGAGAATAAATAGATGGCGACGCGCCATACATACGCGACCGCTGACGACCTCCGCGACTACCTCGCAGGGACGAGCTACTCGTCCGGCTGGACATCTGACGCGGGGTCAATACGGCGCATCCTCGAGGCGGCTAGTCGGCGGATTGACGACTACTGCGGCGGCGGTACGTTCGGGCCGCTAACCGAGACCCGGTATTACGACATCGGCTCCGGCGGTCTGCTTAACTCCCCGCAGTATCAGACGATGTCGATAACGGACGACATCAAGACCTCGATGTCGACGCCCGGTGTCGTACCGCTCGACGGCTGGATCGTCAGCCCGACAACGGTCACGGCCTACGGCGGAACAGACCGGGCCACCTCCGAGACGCTGACCGAGGGCCATGCCAACGACTTCTTCTTGATGCCGTACAACTCGGCCCCGAAGACGATCCTGAAGTTGAACGAGGACACGACCAAGGGCCTCAGCGGGGGCCAGCAGACCCTGTCGATCCTTGGAGCCTGGGGGTACACCGCCGACACGGTCAGCGTGACGACCTCCGACGCCATAGGGTCAACGACGGCCACGTCCGCATCGGTAACGTCTGCGACCGATCTCGGCCCCGCCCAGACGATCCTCATCGACTCCGAACAGCTATATATCACGGCGATCAGCGGCAATACATTAACGGTGGAGCGAGGCGTCAATGGTTCAACGGCGGCGACCCACAGCGGAGGGGCGGCCCTCTACCGGTACGATTACCCGGAGCTAGTCGTCCAGGCTTGCCTCGACCTGTCGAAGATCGTGTTCCGGGATCGCGACCTGGGAGCCGTAACGACTATCGGTTCCGGCGAGGCGTCGATCACGTCCGCAGCCGGGGAAATCAACTCCATCCTGATGACCCTCGACCAGTACCAGGCGACCGGCACGTCCAACGGGGTGTTCTTCTGATGGCGACCCCGACCACGACGTTCAAAATGAACGGCCCCATGTTTGAAACTCCGACCCAGATCAGCCTCGGCTTTGCGGAGGCGGTCAATCGGGGCCTCCTCGACCTCGCGACTATTGAGGGGGCGAACAAGGTCAAGGAGCAGCTATATCCCGGTCACGGTCGCATCACCGCGAACTTGAGGAATCATATCGGGGCGTCTATCGTCCGCGACTACGTCTCCCAGGTTGACGCCGGGGAGGCGCGGTATGGTGCTAATCTGATTTATTCAAGCTGGGTAGAGGGGATCAGCAAACGGAACAAGACCTCGGTCTTCAAGGGCTACGGGATGTTCCAGAACGCCTACGATCACATCAATAATAACCCCAAGCTTTACGAGGACTACATCGGGGACGCCTTAATTGAGGCGTTCGATTGAGCCGGTCGGGGGCATTGGCCCAGATCGACACGCTTCTCGCGGCGATCTCCGACCCGGCCTTCGTCGCGGTGCATCGCGGGGAGCCGCTGGCGATCGCAGGGACGCCGGTGCTGGCGTTCTGGCTGACCGGACGGCGGAACGACTTCGAGACCCTGGGAGATATAGGGTCGCGGGTATCGGTCACGGTCCGGGCGTATTTTAGGATGCAGGACTCGGCAGACGTGCGGGAGAGCATCGAAGAGGAGGTCTGGGACGCCATGTACCAGATCGACAGCCAGCTCCGCTCGGACGCCGACCTGGGCGGCAACGTCACCGACTCCTCGGTCGGAGCCGCAACGGTCGGTTACACGAATATGAGCGGCGGCGTGTTCCGCACGGTGACCGTCCCATATGAGATGGAGTTACTCGGCGAGGTCACGATCACGCCATAGGAGGCCCCAGGATGGCCGGAGAGCGTTTTAATCACGGAGGGCGTATATGGCAAAGGTAAACGGGCTGAACGTCCGGCTCTACGTCGAGGGGTATGACCTGTCGGGCGACGCGAACGCCCTGAGCGGGATGGGATATACGAACGAACTCCTCGACGTGACGACGCTCGACGTGTCAGCCCGCAAGCGGATCGTCGGGATTGTAGACGGCGAGGTCAGCGTCGATGCATTCTTCGACCCTGCATCTTCTCGTCAGCACGCTGTCTGGACATCGAACAGCGGCAAGCTCCCGACGGCTGACCAGGACGTTCTCGTCCCGATGGGTGCAGCGGTAGGCGATCCCTGCGTCGGTCTGATCTCCAAGCAAGGAACATATAGCACGACCCGTTCGCCTGGTTCTGCGATCTCGGCAAGCGCAACATTCACGGCTAACGCCTCTGGTCCTGATTTCGGTGTTATGCTGACCGCCCACGATGACACACATTCGTCGGCTGGTTCGGGAACGGTTGTTGATGGTGGCGCGGCAACGTCAAACGGCGGGGCCGCGTATCTCCAAATCTTTAGCCTTGCATCTGGCAGCGTCACGGTAAGTGTTCAAGAATCCACGTCTAGCGGTGGTTCGTATACAAACATAGTCAATTTCTCGACTGTCGCTGCTGCTGCCGCCCCGGCATCGGAAAGGTTGGTGATGACCGGCACGGTTGCGCGGTATCTGAAAGTGACAACGACGGGAACATTCAGCGACGCGAAAATTGCCGTGGGATTCACGCGACTATAGGAGGTCGATAGTATGGCAAAGCAGACTGGTCTTGGCGACTATGTGGCTGTGGACGACTCCGGCGGGACGGCCAGAGACATCAGCAATGACGTCGGGGATTACGGGATCAACATCGCGCAGGAGCTTGTGGAGACCACCGGCCTCGATAAATCGGCGCGGGAGCGGATCACGGGCATGAGCGATGGAGACGTGTCGTTGAACGGGGTCTTTAACGCGGCGTCGAACAAGAGCCACGACGTTTTCAAGACGCGCACCGGGACTCGGACGTTCGACTTGCGAGTGGGCGGGAACACCTCAAGCAATCCGAAGCTGGCGATGGAGATGCAGGTAGCGAGTTATGCGATCACACGGGGGTCGGACGGGGCGTTGACCTGGAGCGTAACTTTGAACCTCGCAGACGGTACGGTTCCCACCTGGTCGACAGTTTAATGGTAGTTAGCACAAACGGAATTGCGCCCTTCGTCATCCAGCGACGGCGGGCCATTCTGGTATTCGCACAGCCGGAGTATGAGGGCATCCGCATCGAGGCTCGGCTGGATGTCGATCTGCGGACGTTCCTGGACCTCCAGCAACTCGCGGGTGCGTCGGACAATAACCCGGAAGACCTACGAGCCGCGTTCACGCTATTTGGTAACGAGATTCTCGACGCCTGGAACCTGCAAGACGAGGATGGCAGGGTCTTGCCTGCGGACGCGGCGGGCTTTCTGGCCCTCCCGCCTACGCTTGGCACGGCGATCCTCGGAGCCTGGAGCGAGGCCGCGACCACGGCGGGGGAAGCCTTAGCCTCGGCATAGCCCGCTGGAAGGCCGTCCGAGGCGGCACGTATCAGGACGGCAGGCCGGTCGTCAAGCCTGCCGAGTTAGAACTGGCCGAGATTGTGGACGGTATCTGCCAGCGGTATAGCTGTCTGCCGTCCCAGCTATTGGCCGAGGATGTAGGAATACTACGAATGCTGGCAATCGTGAGCGAGGGCAAGGTGGAGGACGAGCCGAGTGGCTAATAC